CCCTTCCTCCCGTGCGCGGGCCGCCGCCAGGGCGGGGCCATAGATGAGGGCTTGCTGGGGGGCGCGGATTCCCCGGAAGAGACTCCCGACCCCGGCTCCCGCGACATCACCGGCACGACGCCACACTGAAGGACCCTCGTCCTGCGCAGGAGTCCTCGTCGGTGTGAATTGGCGCGCGCGCGTCGCTTGTGCGAAGGCGCGCTGGGGAGCGGTCGCCCGAGCTCGGAGGTGCCCCCGAAGCACCTGATGGTATCGCTCATCTGGCATACGTCAGGGCCGTCGTCTTAAATCTACGGGTGGATCGCCTCGGCGTAAACCACCCCGTCCCGGCGGGGAAATCTGAGAAGGTCCCGTGAACGGAGTAGCTGGTGGAAAGAACCGACGCCGAGGACGATCTCGCGGAACATCCCCAGGCTGTCCTACCCGTTGCGGCGGCGTTCCGGGGGGAGGCGCACCAATGGCAGCACTACGTCCGCCAGGCTGTCGTACCACCAAAGCTCTCCGTTGCCAGTCGGAAGGTGCTCCGTCATCCTGCACAATGGTCTGATTGTCCTTCAGTGTTTCCGCGACTGCGTGCTCAAGCGTGTAATCTACCGGGACACCATCCCTTGCCTGTTGATCTCGCGTCAACTCGACCGACCCTCGAAGCTGTCCCTCGGTGACGACGGAGGGGGTGGCGTCGAATTGCTGAAGCTCCTCGGGCGTTGGCCACGGGCCTGGTTGCTGTGGAGCATCAGGCGCGTCCCACGGTGTAAACTGAGCCCCGAATTCACTCACCGCTGGAAGACTAGGAAAGAGTGACTCCGGCGGGGTGCCAGCGCGCTGGCCCATATAAGAGAGATTAAGGCCCTTGTATATCTCCCTTTGTTCGTCATCAAGCCCCTGCACGATATTGGCCCGCACATTCCCAGGATTCTGACCGAGGGACCATAAGAGCTGTTCTGCTTGGTGCATCGGAGCCCGATTGCCCGTCTGCGAGAAGTCACGAATCGCCCCCGTATAGTTATCTATAGCAGCCGCAATTTGCGGACTCGATGATCTAGTCGATGCCTGTATCTTCGCGACAGCTTCAACCCTGTCCCTTAGCTGCTCGGGAGTCTCTCCCCGCGTGGGGGCTCCTGTGAGTAGACGGTGTGCATCCTCTGCCGCCAAAGCCTCGGGACCCGTTCGGTCTGGAATGGCTTGCCATAACGCATACGACTCATCTACTCTCTTCCCTTGCTCGATTAGCGCCTGCACCCGATCGGTATCCGCCCCCGCTGCTTCTATCTGTGCGGTTATTTGCTTCATCCGTGCGTCGTGTTCCATCGCTGCCTGGACCGTCTTGGTAAACTCGTTCAAAACAGCAGGATCGCGGCCCGTCTCCCCCCACTGCCGTGTTATGTCCTGGGCAAGAGCCTCCATATCCATATTTCCGTCAGCGTCGATATGACGCGGCTGTGTCTCACTTAGAAGCGTGCCGAATGTGGCTTTGTCCTCTCGCTCCTGTACTCCCACACCCCACTCCACATCCTCTTGCGCTGCCCTCACAGCAGCGCGCTCCGCCGCGATCTTGTCCTGCTCCATCTGCCACAGCGCGTGCTCGCGCAACGGCTTCTCCCGCTGCTCGGTGATGTACGCGTCAATGCCCCCGGCAACGGTGTCCCCCAAGCCCCTCCACTTCGCTGCGGAGATGTCACCCAAGCGCCCGGCGGCTCCTGCTTGCGCCTCGGCCGCCGATAGGTGGGCACGGCTTCGCGCCTCGGGGGCGCGTCCCATCACGTCAGCCATTGAGGTGACGTAGGGATTCCTGATGGGTCGATATTCAAATGGCATGGTTATGCATTCGCGAGCATCCATTGCTCGTTAAAGCGGTCCTGTCCCTGCTGCCGCCACTGGTTATACTGATCAGTCCACTGCCGATACCGATTCGCGTAGTCCTGCTGCTGTCGCCCCGCTTCGCCCTGCCACGCCTGCTGGCCACCGACGACATTAAACTGCGCGGCCGCGCGCCGGTTGGCTTCATTCTGTGCGTAAGCCGCCGCTCGGTCGGCCTCGGTCATCTGATACGCACCGAGGCGTCCCGCTTCGTTGGCCGCCCAGCCCTGGAATTGCGTCGGCGCGTTGAGGCCAAAGGCGGCTTGCCGCGCCGCTTCATTCATGCCATAAGTGCCCGCCATGCGGTTGTAGACGTCCCCATACTGCTGTTGAGCCGCCTGCTGTCCGTAATCCAAAATGTTGCGGAGCGTCCCGCCGGTATTCGTCACCCCTCTCGCCGCGCCCGAGCGTTCCAGCGCCTCTTGTCCCTGCTGCAACGCGAATTGATAGCCTGGATCGGCCGCCGCCTGCGCGGCGGTCGGGGGCACAAAGGGCTGCGCCGGGGTATACGTCGGCGCGTCATACGTCCCTGGGACATACGGTGTCGGCGCTTCGTAAGGAGCGGGAGCCTCATAGGGCGTCCACGCCGGATAGGGCGCAATGGTCGGAGCGGTCGGCACCGTTCCTGTCCACGGCCCCATCAGGCTTTGCGGGCCTGTCCCGCCTCCGGTCGTTGGCGACATGGCTCCCTGGTATGGGCTCCCCCCGGCTGGGACGCCTCCAGAGGCCGGACTCCACGGAATCCCACCCCCTCCCAAGGGGCCGCCCCCTAACGTCGGCTGCCAGTTCACCCCCGTATATCCCGGAGGAGGCGGTGCGCCAGCGGCCAGGCGTCTCGGATCCGTGTCATCCCACCCCGTGTCATATCCACCCGTCTCCCGATCGCCCCCGGACGCCCCGCGCGCCTGGTAGAGCCCGGCCTGGTGGTCAATCATCTCCTGAGGGTCGCGGCCTGCATTCGCGGCATAACTGAAATTCCGAATCACTCCCGCGAGATCGGAGGGGTCATACGTCGCCCCCGCCTCGGCCGCAGCCGCCTTTAACATGCCCTCCCACGCGCCTTTGTCTCGGTCGATGATGAGCGCGGCGGCCAGGTCCCTGGGGTCACGCGCAGAGGTCGTCCCGTCGGCGTGCGTGAATTTCGTCGGGTTCTTCGTGTCTGCGTAGTATTCCGTGACCAGATCCCCTGGCGTGTTGTCTGTCATCGCGGAGAGGGCTGCACGGGTGTCCATCTGGAGCGCTTCCGACGCCCGATGGCTGTCTCCTGGGTTTTCCAGCAGAAACAGTTGGACCGACAGGTGCTCTGGGGGCGTGAGCGGGGCCGGATCGCCGGTTTCGATGGCCGCTTTCGCCGCCGCGCGGGCAGCGTCGGAATCGACGGCGGCCTCGGGCTCGTCGTCGTCGTCCGGCGCATCGGCTCCGTACGGGTCCGCATACGGATCAAAGTCATCATCATTCTCAAAGGCCATGTCGTTCCCTCGGTTTACGTTTCAAACGGATCCGACTCGCGTCCCGGCGGGGGGTTCGTGACCGTCAGCGACGGCGACGCACGACGCCACGATCCCCAGCGCGCGGCCTCCCGCAACGCGGGATCATCCGGCGCAGGCCGATAGTCGGGGTATCCAAACGCCGTCTGGCGCGGGTCGGCAAGGGGCACCCACTGCGGCTGCACCAGCGCCGTCGGTTCAATCAAGGGGGCGATTTCGCGACCACCCGCCGGTTGCGGCGCACCCATGAGGGCCCCTAGCCGCCCCACGCGGCGCTGCGTGGCGGAGTACCGTCCGTGCCCCGTCCGCAGGCCAGCGAGAAGTTCTGCGCGAGCGTTCGCGCGATCGGCTGCCGTTTCCTCAAACCCGAGCCGACGCTGATGACGTGTGAGGCCAAAGAGATTGAACGCCTCATCTCCTCGCTCTCCATGCCGACGCCGCTCGGCTTCGCGCTCCAGGATCCAATTCGCTTCTTCCACGCGGCGCTGCTCAAGGAGGTCCCTGGCGGCTTGCTCTCTGAGAAACGCGAGCTGGTCTTCGGCAGACCGCGCTTGCCATTCCCCGGCTTCCCGTGCGGCATCGGCTTGAATATCAGCCGCCCGCCGAGTGGCCTTGGCCTGCCCGCGACTGCCAAGCCAGCCAAAAAATCCCTCAAGGCCCGCGCCGATGACCGGCGCAAATGGGGCGAGTGCTGCTAAACCCATATTCGATCCTCCACCTGAGACTGCTGACCCCACGGGCCCCGTAGGAAACGTGGAACTCCTGTCGGGTAATCCACCCAATCGTCCCCTTGAAAGGTCTTGTCCTACCAGCGTCATATTAACTGCTCCACGACCACATCAAGTCGATACACCATCGCGGTCCCCCCGCTCGACGCATACGTCGTCGCATACTGGAGGTTTGTCGCCGCATCGGCCCGCACGATGACCGAAAAACTGGCGGTCGTCGCCGTGGTGTTGCCGGTCACCGCCGCGCTGGCGGCGGTGCAGGCCACGGCTTGCGTCCAGCCAAACGTCAGCACCAGCGAACTGCTCGTACTGGCCGCCGTCGTGACCCGTGCGGCCCCACTCAGGCGATAGACCCCTCCGGTCACCGACAGAATCGAAATCGTCGTCGCGGCGATCGAGGCGGACTTGCCTGTCAGCGTCACGGTTTGCAGTACGTCCGGCGTCCGATTCAGCCGATCGGCCACCGACAGCAGCCAATAGCGCATCGCCTGCGTGACGCGCCCGGTAATCGACTGGCGCACCACAGGGCGCTCCACCACCACCTCGGGGGTCGGCGCGAGGACGGACGCCATTAGGCGGCCTGCATCCAGAGGCCACGGCCATCAACCTCCGCCCCCATTAAGCGCCACGGAATCGGGTCCGTGACGGTAATTTCCGGCACCCAGAGTTGCGTACTCGACGGCAACCGCGTCCAGACCACCTGGGTCAGATACGCGCCCTGTGCCCCCGCCGCCGCTAGCCGCTCGTCCGACCACGTCTGCCCGTCCGTGGACGACCGGAGCATCACCTGTGGGTCGACCCCGGCTCCCGTCGACGTCCCGAGCCCGACTTCCATCATCAACTGAAACCGCGACACAAACAGCCGCCGGACACCGGGACTACGCCAGATCGGCGGCGGAATCCGTAAGCGGCGAATCGTAGACCCGTCGCATTCGGTGGTCGTGGCGTTGTCCATCGTGCAGAGGAGACCGGAATCGCGGTCCCCAACTAAGTGCTTAGAAAACCCGAAACAGTGGACGCGCGGACTCCAGAGGTCATACGCCCCCGCGGCCGAATCCCACACGCCGCGCTCATGCCAGATGCCGGTGGTTAAATCGAAACACCACGTCGCATTGGCGGACGGAAACGACAGCACATAGAACGTGTGGCCATCCATCTCGTAGACCAACGCTTCCGCGTCGGTAATTTTGGCGGTGCGAATGTAGCCGGCAATCGCCGTGTCGACGGCATTGGTGCTGATCCGCTGGGGAATCAACCCCGTCGCGCCCACCACAATGCCGGCTCCGTCAGCGGTTTGCGACAGCCAGCACATCGTACTTCCAGCGAGCTTCACCGTCCACGGCGCGGGAGTCCCGTAGCCAAACACGCTGCCGGGTACGGGCTCGAAGGGAAACGGCGACGCCCCGCTGTCATACCAGACTTCTCCGGTTTGCTCTCCAATGAGCCAAATTTGCCGGTTGCCATCCACGACCATCGCCCGCCACGGGTCCGGGGCAATCGACCGCTGGGCGTACTGCGTCGCATCCCAGCTTGTCCCATCATTCAGGGCCGAAATCCGAAACGTGGACGTGGCCGTGTCGAAGGCCAGGAAATACCCATCCAGCATCCCCGCCATCACACAGTCGCCCGTCAGCACCGTTGACAGCCCATTCGTCGAGAGGTTGAGCAAGTAGCCATTCGTGCCGGAGGCGATCAGCAGCTCGTCGCCGGCATCGCCGTTGCTCGCAATGCTCGCGGGATTCGGGTCTTCCAGCATCGTCCCGCGACTGGCACTGGTCGCCCCGGCGAACAGCTCATACAGCGTGTTTCCCACGACGGCATGGACGCGGTTATTCATGGAAAAGAGGGCGCGCGTGTTCACCGTGCCGACCGTGAGAAATGTGTCTTGTCCCGGCGTTGGGAACAACGCGGCCCCCCAGGGAATCGCCGCACTCGCAATTTGCTCCGGATACCAGTTGACCGTCCGCTCCATGTCCGCCAGGGGGCTTTGGAGGTCGTAGGATCCAGAAATAAAACCGGGATAGAGCATTTACGTGTCCGAATAAATGTTGTAAATGTTGCCGCTGCGCCCGAAGACCACTCCTGCCGTGCCACAGCCCAGGTCCCGCAAGCGCATGTTGGCGCGCTTGACATCGGACTTCGACTCCACGGCTGCCAGTTGGAGCGCCGGGGACACCCCCGCATCAAACGCAGACGACAGCTCCACAGACAGCCCGGTTCGGAGAAAGCGGCGATAGCCGGGCGGCAGCGCAATCGTGTCACTGAGCGCCGCAAACTCAGCGACGGGGCTTTGGGTATAAATGACGCCTTCGAGCGTGGCGCTGGTCGGAACGGGGTACGGATAGAGCGTCCCAAACCCCCCTGTAAACGTGGGGTCGTAATACCAATTTTGCGGAAAGACAGAGGTCAGCGCTTTTTGGGCAATCGCCGCATACGCATCGACGGTCAGCACAGGGCCAAGCTGATACTCCATCGTCGGGCTGACGCTGGTATCTTGAAAGCCGATATTCTCAATCGCCATCGGCCCCGTCGGCCGTGCGACATTGACGGTGGCCCCAGCCCCAATCGTGTAGGACGCCGCGGTGGAGAGCGTCCAGGTGGTCCGCAGCACCGTATAGACCGTCAGGTCTTCGGTGGTGAGGGCATTAATCCAGTCATTCAGGCGCGACAACCCGATCGCGGCATCGTCCGCATTCACCGTCTCGCCTGTCTGAATCACCCGGAGGTCTTGCAGCGAGGCTGTGATGAGTTCCTGGACCGTCACGGCTAATCCTGATACAACGCCACCATCAACGTCGCCGTGGTGCTGGTGCTATTGACGCGAATGGTCGTCAGCGGCAATGTTTGTCCCGCCGTCACGGTGAAATTCGCCGTCGCACCATTCGGGAAGACGGCGACGACGACACCCGCCCCGCCACAATAAATCGCCTCGGCCGTGATGGCCTTGGTGTCAGGGTTAGCCGAATAGGTACTCCCGTCAAAATTCACCGTGTCGCTTTTCGTAATCGCGACCGCGCGGTTGTACGTTTTGTTAACTTGTGGCACCGCTCACCGCCTTTGCCTTCTTGGGACGTCCGCGCTTCCGGCGCACCGGCACATCCGCGACTTGCTCATGGGTGGCCTCATCGGCCGCCTTGGCTTCGGCCTGGGCCGACGCACTGAGGCGCTGATCGCTAAAGTGCCGCTCGGCGGCCGCCGTCGCCAGATCCACCTTGTCTTGTTCGTACCGCTCCAGTGCGGCATCGGGCGTCTCCGCCCATCCACGCTTCACCGCCGTCTCCAATTCCGCTTGGTCTTGCACGATGAGCTGACATTTGCGCGCAAAGCTCTCCGCCTGGGCTTCCCCGATAGCGACGAGGGGATCGCCGCACATGACCTTGCCGTTTTCGCGCGCGAAAGCCTTGTACAGCATCGTGGGGAACGCCTCAAACCCATTGGCGTTAAAGCCGCCCTCGCGTTTTGGGAGGTCCCACCGAGCGTTTTCCCGCGAATACGCGGAGTCCGGGTTATGAATAACGGGCATCAAAGTCTCCAGGAAAAACAGGAGGCGAGGCAACGGCCCCGCCCCCTGACGTGAGTGTGTTACGCAATCGCGACGTCAATCGCCGTGAGCGTGCCGCTCATTGGACTTGGCAACGGCACCCAAATGGAATTAGCCGCTGTCAACAACATGCAGCATTGCCCACTGCCATCAAACGTGCCGACGTCATAACCGGACCCGGCATCCCCGAGTCCTGCGGTGTACGTCACCGTATGCGCCGCCTTCCCGTTCGCGACGATGGCCAGAATCAGACCATCCTGCGACGAATCGGGATCAGCCAGCGTCATCGCCAGGGCAGATGTCCCGTTGATGATCGCCGTCGTCCACTGCGCGGCTCCGAACGAAATCGCGCCCGCCGCCGAGTAGCTGGTGGTGGTGAACGGAATCGTACCGGGTTTGAGATTGGCCGTCCCCGGAGCTGCCACCGTGAAATCTGCGGCGGCTCCGTGCGTCACATTGGCCGAGGCGACGTGTGCCGCCGTCACCGTGCCATTCTGCCCCCGTGTTACCCCAACGGTCGTGCCGCTGACATAACTCTGAAGCACCTGCATGAACTCACCATCGACGAGGACGATGCGTCCAGCCGCCACCGACGTAGCCGAAGCCACGACGATTTCACTGTCCGTGACGGTCACGGCAGAACTGAGCGTTGTCGTTGCTAATGCCATGACTTAGCCCCAAACCCGCGCCGCGAGGCGCGCTTGAATGGTGGTCGCGCCGATCAGAATGTCGAGCCGGCTCGGATTCTGGTCGGTACCGATTTGGTACTGCTCCACCATGCGGATTGAAAAGCCGAGGGACTTCGACCGGACGGTCGTGCTTTCTGCACCAGCACCGGGCTTCATCAAGTCGGCCATGACGAACGCGAAGGCGTCCGGATGGTAGACAAACGACTGCGGACTGGCTGTGGTGGCCAACGTGCCACTACTGGCCGCGGTGGCACCCAAGACGGTAATCACCGCATTGTTCGCCGGGCTGGCAGACACGGTCTGCAATGCGCCGGACGTGATAATCGACGGAGAAATCGGTAGGGTCGCCATCGCGCCCGATGAATCCGACGTGTCCGCCGTCACCACGAACTGCTGCAACCGACCCGAGGACGAGTAGGACAGCGGGTTGACTGAATTGACGCCAGCGATGGTAAAGATATCGCCTTTGTTCAACGTCGCCGCGCCGCTTGCCCAGCCGTCTGTCGAAATCGTCGACCCTGTCTGGTCCGCCCCGTTGACTAACGGAGTAGAGGCCGTAAAGGTGCCGGTTGTATGCGTGGGACGCACCGGGTCTTGATACCACCCGTCGACGCCCAACTGCTTCCGGCCAAACTGGCCTTCGGTGTAGTTCTCAGCGATCACCGCACTCGGATTAAACAGCGAGGTGGTCGTGTCCGCCAGCGTACTCATCGCCAGCGGATCCAACATCGCCACGCGCCCCATGAGCGGTGTCGAGAGGTCGGTCAGTTTTACCCCGGCCTGGAGATACGTCAGCGTCGCGGTGGGTGTGGTCCCTGGCGTGCCGACCGAGCTATAAATATCTCGGTAAACATTGTCAAAGGCCAGCACTTCTGCGGCATTCGCGAGGGCTTCAGCCCCCGGCGTGACGTATCGGGTCCGGATGTTGTCGAGTTCGGTCGTGGCTTGTGCGGACGAGTACCCAAACGCGACGTTTTTCTGATTCGTCAACGTAATCGGGACCGTCTGGTCGTAGAGATTCTGAAGTTGGAGTGCCTGGCCATCGGTTACGGTGAACCGTTGGGGCAGGCGAGCGTTTACCGTGTTGCCGACTTTCGCGCCCGACTGGACATACTGATCGTCGTAGGTCCGGTTGACGTGCGCGAGAAAGACGAGCTTATTAATAAACGCCCTGGCAACTTCTTTCGTCGTCCACGATGGTGTGGCGAGTGTATTTGCCATGAGGAGTCTCCTCGGTTACAACAACCCGCGCTTCCGATCCACGGCGTTCATCCGTTTGAAATGTTCGTCAAAGGACAACTCATCCGTGATTTCGTGCGGGTCAGGTGTGTGAGGCGAACTGCCCAGCGGCTCGATGGGAGGTTTCGCGTGACTGACACTTCGCGCGGGGCCGCTAGAGGTCGAGGGGGCCGCAGCGAAGCGTTCTTCCAATTTGCCCATTTCTCGGTAGACTTCTGCCGGATGCAGCGTGGACAACCGCTGAGAATCGCTCGGATTCGCGCTGAGATACTGGAGGAGTTGAATCCCCACCGGACTCTCCATCGCGAGGTGTTGCATCGGCAACGACATCGGCACCTCCGGGTCCAGGGTCGCATCGAGGTCAGGATTATCGGCACGCGCTTTTGCTAACCGTTCCTGCCACTGCGCCGCATGGGCGGTGTGGGCCTCTTGCTGTTCCTGCTCCTGGAGATACTGTTGTCGTCGCGTCTCGTAGTCGTGCTGGCGGGCATCGGTCACAAACGTGGCGAGCGCCGCCGTGTAGTCGTCATAATTCTCAAATTGATCGGCCTTGGGGGCCGTGGGCATCGCCTTGTACCGCGCCCAGTCCGGCTGGGGCTCGGATGCGGGCGTCGGGGCCGGTTTCGCGGCCGTCGAGAGTGCATCGAGCCGGGCTTCAGCCATGTCGGCACGCCGCTCGGCTTCGCGTTGCTTGGTAATGGCGGCTTGCACCGCCGCGCGAGGGTCCCGGCGACGCGTTTTGGCGACCGTCGCCGGGTCCATCGGGGTTTCGGACGCCTCGGTGGCGTCGGTGTCGGATGCCGTGGCGGCGGCCGGCGGCGGGTCCTCCGTCACCGGCTCAGACGCGGGGGCGTCGGCCGCGGTGCTCGACGTCTCGGCTTCGGCGGTCGAGGCGTGGGGCGTCGTTTCAGCAGGAGGCGGCTCGGCCGTCTCCCCGTCCGCGAAGGCGAGCCGAATTTGATCCGCATTTTCGTGATTGCTGTCGATCGTAATGTCGCCAGCGGTAACGGTTGCTGCGTCTGGTGTCATACCTGCTCGTTTAGCGTTGTATCATGCGGGTTATCGAGAAATCAACGACTTCGCTTCTTTAAGCCCGGATATTTCGCGACCACGGCTCGTCGAATCCCGGCCGGCCGCGGCGCATTATGCGCGAGTTGCAATGCCGATTTCGCGCGCGCCCTGGTGTTAATCGGAAAACTGCCTTTCGGGGCGCCCCCAGACGGCCCCGCAAAGCTCTTGACGCCGGGATACTTGCCGACATTGCTGCCGCCGGGTTTGGTGCGAGCCGTACGGACGGTTGCTGAGAGTTTACGAGCCATGCCTTCCCTCCTTTACACGAAATGAATTGTCTGGTGGTCTGGACGCCGACGCCTCATCCGCGCTGCGCCGTCCATCGTAAGCGGTGGAGGTCCCTCCAGCCCTGTCCACCAGAGCGCTAGCCTGTCCGCAGGCGCCATCCGTGTTCGTCTTTCACGGGGGGAGAGAGGTTCGGGGGCGGCCATCCGGGCAGCCGCCGCGTGGGCGGTCTCGGGGTGGAGTCCTAACCACGCACACCAAAACGCCAAGCCCGCATTGTCGGTGGAGAGAAAATGCCGCGCACTCTGCGCCGTGGGACTCATCGAGCCGCGGTCGCGGTAGCGCAGCACGCCGTCGTCGCCCATGACGCGCCGCGCGCAATCTTTCACGGCCTGGAGCAGCACCGCCCGCGCCAACTCCTGATACGCGCCCACGGGCCACGCGAGGGCGGCTCCCGGACGCGCCCCCGCGGGGGTATACCAGGTGGCGAGCGGAGGAGACACGCGCCGGCGCGTCACCCGCGCATCCGTGGCATCGGCCGTGGGGGTCTCGTCGGCCCCAGCAGCGCCCCCATCCGGTGCGGAGACTGCGCCGGACGGCTGCGGGCGAGGTGGGGGTGTCTGGCAAACGCCTGGCGCGCCAGCGCTCGGGCACGGTCCCCGGCGCGCCGTAACGCGCGGTGGGGCGTGTCGTCTCTCGGTGGCCTCATGGCATTCCTCCTGGAAGGTCCCTCGTCCGTCCCCACAGGGCTTCCGCACCCTCTGGGGGAGAGCCTGGACCCTCCTCCGTGCTGACCACGGACACTTGCGTCGGCGTCGTGGTCGCGGTTTTCAGGGTCCCTTTCAGCAGCGCGAGTTCTTTGTCGGCCCGCTGCTGCTGCGCGTTCATCTCCTCATCATATTGCCATTGACTCTCGGTGCCGACGCGCTTCGTCGTCGCCTCAAACAGCGCCTTGGCTTCGTCGGCCTGAATCTTCATCTGGGCAATCGCGAGCTGTGTTTCGTTCTTCATCCGCTCAATATCCATGCGCGCCTGCAGATCGGCCTGCTCCCGCTGGGCATCCGCGACGATCCGTTGCTGTTCGCGGGCCGTCACGGCTTGTTCCTTCACCGCGTCCGTCTCAATTTCGCGGGTTTTGGCCTCTAACGCCTTGGTGAGCTGCTGGAGGAGCTGTCCCTGCTCCTGGAGTTGGAATTGCAACTGTTGGGCGTCGGGTTTTCCCTGCTCCTGCAACGCGGGCGGCAGGAGTTTCTTGACTCTGGCCGCCGCTTCGTTATGTCCGGGGAAATCCCGGAATTTGAGGTACAAGTCGCCCAAAATCGGAAACAGCGAGGGGTTGGCCTGGAATAACTGGCCCATTTCGTCAGCGCCTTCGAGGGCGCGCGACTTAAACGACCGTCCAATCGTGACCACGACGCCATAGCGCCCTTTTCGCAGGTCGTATTCTAAAATCTCCGGCATCGTGGGGGGCATCGCGCCTCCCGGAAGGGGTCCGGGGCCAGCCAAGGGGGATGGCACCCCCGGCGGCAGCAGCGGACGCCCTCCCGGCGGCACGGGAGCGGCGGGGAGGCTGCGTCCCGCGGCCCCCACGGGTCCCGGCGGGAAGCCCAGCCCTGGGGGGACGCCCCCAACGGGATCCACGCGCCGGGGGCGTTGCGTGTCGGTATCCAGCATAAACGGCGCATTTAACATCACCGTTTGCGTCTCGTCTTCTTGGTCCAGGAGGCGCGCGATGCGCCCTGGCCGGTCGTAAATCTGCGGAATGAGGTCCAAAATCACCTTCGCTTCATACGTCAAGCTAATTTCGGCCAAATTGTCCAGAAAATGTGAGCTGCCTTGCTCATATTGCTGTTGCAGGGCCAAGACCGAGCGCCCAGATCGGGCGGTTTGGCTCTGCTGGCCCAGCGCGGACTCAAACGCGCCCGTGCCTTGATGAATAAATTCCCGCGCTTGCTGCAACAGCACCATCGACGGCCCGAGTCGCGACGTATCGACTTGTGTCCGCTGCGGGGGTGGGGCGGGGGTGCCGTTGAGACTCACATTTTTATAGCGGAGATACGGAAAATTCCGCACATTGGCGAGCTGAAACTCTTGTTCGTGGCCTTCTTCCTGGCCTTCCACCATCAGATACGGCGCTTTGCTTTCAAGGGACGCCAATTCGACCGCCGAGGACGCGGAATAATTGAGCAACCGCGCGGCGTCTTCGTTGGGCTCGATAATGCCCACCCAGCGGCGTTGCGCTTCAAACGGAATCAATTCCCGGCCAATCACGGGAATAATGGGAATGTAGCGGCCATTCAGGGCTTGTGCCGGGGCCAATTCCTCGACCGCATTGATGGTCGACCACCACAACGTCGGCACCTGCTCCTCGATCGACCGCGCCCCGTCGCCCTCGCGCACCGTCCGGCCCTCGGGCACCTCGTCCTCGTAGGCATCGGTGCCGTCATCAAGCAGGACCCGCGTACGAGTCGCATATTCCAGGCGATAGTATTCGGCCACGCGCACCGCACGGCCCGCCGAGTCCGCCTCGCCCGTCACCCAACTGGGCGTCTTCATGCCCACCAGCGAAAACTCGTCCTCGTCAAACGCGGCCATTTGACTGTTCGGATATTTGCGAATATAGGCGTCCCAGGGCATATCGTTGACCAGAAAGGCCCACTGCCCGTCACTCCCGTCGGCTTCCTGGGCAAAGGGGTCCAACACGACGGAGGCCTGCTGCAAAATGCGTTTAATGGTAATTTTCTGGTCGAAGGGACTCCCGGCCTCAGGGTCCGGCTCGGTCAACACGCGGTAATACCCGCGCCCCGCCTTGACGGCCCGCTCAAACGCCCACGTCCGTGCCAAATTCGCGCGGCTTTCCACTTCAATCCGGCGATAAATGCCTTGAATCACTTCCGCCGTTTCGTCGTCGGCCTCCTCGCTCACCGGATGAATCTGCACCCCGAGCTTCGCGGCGCGTTCCGCGTTGAGGGTGAGCTGAATCGGCTGGTCCAGACTGGGAATCGACAGCATGGGCCGCTGCGGCAACGCCACGCCCCCGACAATCTGCGGCTTCCGCTGCTCTTTCACATCATCGGGCCACGCGAGGGCGGGCACCTGAAACCGCAGCGCCGTGACTTCCCGCCGGCGCTGTTCCTCGTCTGCGTCCACCCCGACCCGGAATCGGTCGAGCGCTTGTGTCATGTCTGTGGCCATACTGCTCCTCTAGGTGGACATCCATCCCGCCTCAGTGGCGGCCACGGCGGGGGGTCCACTCCACGGCCGTGCCGATCGCGGCGGCTGATACCGGACGGCGAGCCCACGAAACGCATCCGCGCCGTGACTCGCCCAATCATGCACCGGGCGCGCCGTAAATTCCCCGAGGCGCGTATTATAGTCGCGCCGATAGTGGCCCAGGGCTTCGAGACCGGCACGCGTGTTCGTGGCATCAAACCAACAGCGCGCGAGACACAGCCGTGCCGCATGAATACCGGCTTCGACCTCCTGGCCTTTTTCGCCATGCACGCGGGGCACCACCGCAAACCGCACGCCCAGGCTCGCCGCGACGTCCAGCCGGCTTTTGCCACTGCCCAATTCGCGCACGGCGATGTCATGCGGGGCCCAATGCGTCCCATACACGTAGCCCTTGCGCTGGAGCATGGCGACGTAATGCGGCAAGCCTTCCCCACTGGCTTCGTAATAATCAATCAGTCGGAGTTCGCCGTTGCGTGTGGACTGGCTGAACCACACCGCTGTGCTGTCGCCCACGCCGAGGTCCCAATCCGTATCCACCGGCAGCGCCGGGTCCATCGGGACACGCGTAATGCGGCCCTCCGTGCGGGCCGTGGTGAGTTCGGCGGCATACACCGCCCCCTTGACACTGGCCTCA